AATTCGGCAATCTGCTAGAGATAACGCTTTGTTATATGCCGCAAAACATGGCTATGTCGCGCCGCCAGAGCCGAAAAGCCCTATGGAATTAATGGAGCTAGGCTAGCCACCCCTTCAGCCCTATAGAGGAATAGAGATATGAGTCGTGAAATTAAGTTTAGAGCTTTTAGTGGGGTTTTTTTTGGCTTTTTACCCACGCTTCACGGTTCACGGGTAGTTTTGCTGTCAAAATGCTCATGAATGTTCTTTATCCACCACATAAACATGTCCTGACCTAACGTGTGCTTCATGGTATTTACCCTAGCAGCAACTAGCTGTACGTTTTCCCGTACATAAGGACCTTGGGGATTTATGCGGTCTATCGATGCGTTAAGTTCTTTTGGCTTTTTATCGCCGTAGGTGCCATCTCTTTGATGGGTCATGAGGACGCCAGAAAGCGCGCACTTGCCGTTTTGAGCATTCCAGAGATCTACTACTTCTTCGTTAGTTAAATCGTACTGGACGCCTTGTTTAAGCCTTTGAGATTTTAACTGCGTGTTTAAGACCCGGAGGTAGGCTTCCGGGGTAGCCGAGGTTTTTTTTGATCTTTGGAGGGTCACACAGTTCCGACACACGCCCCTCACCTGCCCCTCTTTAAAATGCTCGAACTGGGACAGCATCTTAACTTTGTTGCAGGAAGTGCATACTCGGGAGCCTTGCGACTCTGGCTTTACTTTAGTTTGTCTTGGCATAGGCAAAAAAAACCCGCGGAAGCCAAGTGTGGGAGAGCGCTCAACCGCGGGCGAAAGTCCTTCTCAAGGGGTACAACACCTCCGAAGCTAGAACTTTTATATTTTTTTGTCAACAGAAAGGATCGACGGGGGGTGCTTCAACTGTCGCGGCTCACGGCTCACGGACAAAAATGAATGCACTTTTGATTTCTGGAAGACTTCTTTGATTTCTGGAAGACTTCTTTGATTTCTGTAAGACTTCTTTGATTTCTGTAAGACTTTTGGCGAGATGTGGGTACAAAAAGCGCTCTCCTTTATATGTACTCAGAAATAAAAAAAAATAAAAAAAATTTAAAAATAGGTGTAACGGCGTAACTTATGTAACCGAGGGTCTTGGAGGCCAGTAATAGCGCGGGTTTCAGGCGGTTTCGCCTATTCTCCAAAAGGTTACAATTTCTACACTTCTATATGTTCTATCCCTTAATGTCGATATTCCGTTAATGCGTTTCAAAATGGTTTTTTTTTTTTTTAATTCTGAGTACATATAAAGGGGAGGGCTTTAAATTAAGATCAATCTGGTATAAAGTTCACGCAAATTAACTGCTTTGGAGAAGAACGTGGCTAAAGACCGATATATCGTCCCTGCGGGCGATAGAAAGAAAAGAGGGCGCCCACCCAAGACTATGGAACAACGTGCCGCTAACAAGCTCACACGGCGTCAGGAGCTGTTTGTGAAGGAGCTTGTGTCTAAAGATGGTCAGGTGACTATGAAGGAGGCTGCGATCAATGCGGGCTATCCTGAAAAGTCTGCAAGTAGCCGGGCATATGAATTAACTAATCCTAAGTTATCGCCCCATGTCTGTCGGGCTATCCAAGAGTATCGAAGGGAGTTGGACTCTAAATACGGTATCGACTACCAGAGACACGTTAGAGATCTTCAGCGCATTCGTGATATGGCTTTGTCGGATAAAGCGTATTCGGCAGCCGTAATGGCAGAATATCGCCGCGGTCAGGCTCAAGGCGATATCTATGTCTCCAAGTCTGAAATCAGGCACGGTACTATTGAGTCTATGTCTAAAGAAGAAGTCATGAAGGCTTTGAAAGAGATTAAGGAGCAATATGAACCAGTCACCTATTCCGTGGGAGGACAGTCCGAAGAAGACGACGAAAAGACTCAGCGGAAAAAAACAAGAGAGCGCATTCTGGAAGTCCTTCCGGAACCAAGCGAAGAAGCACCGGCCGAACTGGCTGCTGACTAGAATAGAGTCTTGGGCTGCGGCGGGTGTGCCGGATGTTTTGGGGTGTGATGATCTTGGTCAATTCTTTATGATCGAGCTTAAGACCACCCAAGGTAATTCGGTACGCCTGTCGCCCCATCAAGTAAGCTTTCTGACCACCCACCAACACGCCCCTGCATGGGTGCTAGTCCACCAATCCCACCGCAACGGAGAATCTATTTTCCTGTACGCGGGAAAGGACGCCGCCGCACTGGTAAAGGATGGTCTCCGGACAGAACCGGTATTGCGTCTGGATATGCCGTTCGAATGGATTGAAATATTCCCCTTGCTAACCACACAATAATCGCATAGGATTCTAAACGAACCCGCACTGGGCGGGCATAACTTTGGAATAGAACTATGTCGAATAAATGGAAAGGTGCGGTAATAGTGAACACCGCGCACCAGTATACCGTTAACGCAGACTCCTATGAGGAGGCGCGCGAACTTATCTTTAATCTTTTTGCGGAGGGTGTTCTGGCCGATAAGGTCGAGGACGTCGAGTGCTATACGCAGAATGTTTCTTTAGAGGAGCAAGTGTAATGGACAAAAAAGAATTGGTAGACGCTGTAATCGAGATGATAAAGCAGGACATTGCAGCGGGAGATTGGGAGTACGTAGACAGGATAACGACTTGTGCATTTAAGGAAAAGCTTAAACTTTATACACCCGATTACGAGGAGGATTTTTGCCAAGCCTGTGAGGATGGCACCTGTACCGAATTAATAACCGAGGAGAAACGCTAATGGCTACTTATTACCATGAGACCGGAACACTGGTAGATGAATGGAACGCCGATGACGTGCTTAATCAGCGACCGGATTTAGATGGAGATCAAGCGTCTGAAATTAACATCGGTATAAACTGGGATGTCATAGATTCCGCGGCCGAGTATTTGTTTCCGGAGGAGAACAGCTAATGATTGAAGGGGCGATATATAAAAGCAACGGAAACCATGAAGTGTATGGTTTTGATTATGCTACCGTTTTAGAAGTAATTAAAGAAATCAGGAAACATCCGCAAGATGTTGACGGAGTAAGGGATTGGGCTTCGGTAGAGGCTCATTCTTTAGTCTATTTTTGGAATGTTAAGGAAAAACAGGATTCTATGCGCAGAACCCTCATGTGGCTAAACGGCCAAGAATATCAGGAACTATTAGAAATGGAGTATGATTTAATAAGCGCGGGTAAAGTAAATGAAATTTCCATTTTAAAGGAGCTTAATCAATGATCCTGTTCGGTTTGGCATGGTGGGAAAAAAAGCTTAAGGCCAAATACGAGCCGGATGCGCATATAAAAGAATTTCAGCGACAGTACTACGAGCGCAATTATCCTAAGCCGGATGAGGTTAAAACGGAAACGTCTAAAGCCGATCCGCCGGAATCTAGAAAAAAATAAAACTAAGGCCGCTATTGTACGCGGCCTTTTTTATGTGTATTGTACGCGCTCAATATGTGAAAAGTGAGGGTTTAAAGATGAAAGCAAACGATTTTATTCTCAATTGCCTTATGCGGCCGATTCGCCGCCATGGCGTCAATACCGATGCGTTTATCGTCTATACAGATAAGCAATCGCCAATCGGCACGTATGATCCGGCCGATGTGGAATTTAAACCGGTTGATAATTGGCCGACTACCTTTTCCAAAAAATTAATCCAATCCGTATTCGAAGGGAGTGATTCCAATGCTTAAAACAGTAATCTTTAGCAGCGCTAAAAAGACCGGCGGATGCGCGGTCACCTACCGATCCGGCCGCGGCGATCTTTATTCTACGTGTCCGAATACGTGCGCATTAAAACCCGCCGGTAACAGCGGCGCGGAATTTGTAGATCTGGATTATCTGGATGCCTTGGTGGACGCGGTGCCGGATGATGGCGCGGCATTTACTTACACTCATTTCGAGCCGGCGCATTGGATCGATCGATGCAAACCAAATGGAACCGTTATTAATTTTTCCGGCGATACGGTTTCCGATGCAATTGAAGCGCGCAATCAATATGGCGTGCCCGCGACCGCGGTAGTCGATCGCAAGTATTGGAACGGCAACAAATCTAAACGCGAAGCCGATGCCTTGATTGTTAGATGTCCGGCGGAATTAAGGCCGGATTCGATCACGTGTCGCAATTGCGGCGGCGGCAAACCATTATGCGCTAGACGCGATCGCGATTACGTTATTGGATTTACCGCGCATGGCACCGGTGCAGCTAAAGCCGAAAAGCCGAATGAATCCGGCGGATGTTATGCCGGCCATGGCCACGTGGCGATACACTGGCGTGCCACTTCTAATGCTACCGCGGCGGCGGATGATTCCGCGCAATTGCGCTCGTTTGCTAAAGCATTACCGGCCGGCACCATATTGCGTCATCACGTGGCGGGCGATATAGGGGAATAAAGTTTATTAATTTCTATTGTACTATCGGCTATATTCACATAGTATTCGCATATAGGCATTTGCCTATTTGCTTAAATTTTATCAATTATCTATAGGAATCAAGATCATGCAAATTGAAAACAGCTCAAACACTTTGACTCAATTACTGGAAACCGTTCGCGAGCAAGCTTCGCGAAGCGCGGATTATCTAGCGCCTACCGATGCGTTACAGTTTAAAACGCGCGACACCGGTGGCGAGCATAAAACATCAAGCATTATCCTCGAGGCCAATCGCGGCGAACCTACGCGCGAATTGCGCGTTAACGATGTCGCATTCGATCAGATATCCGCCAAGGCCGGAATAGACGTTCGAACGGCGCGCCGATTACGCGACAATTACAGCAACGAGTTCGAGGGATTGGTTAACGCTATATGGCAGCGCGAACCTAGCACGCGGATGATTCGAAGCTTTATGGATGATGAAAGGAATGGAGTAGCGCGCGCGTTTGTTTCGGATAAGTTTAAAACGTTCGATAACGCGCATTTATTGAACGCGGCATTACCGCAATTA